AACTTTACCTCACTCAACGAATGTTGATTTTATCATGTATTCTGATTATAATGATAAAAAGAAATTAAATAGCGGCGAAATTAAATTCTATCGCGACTTTTTCATTAATAATGCCTAAAAATGAACCCAGAACAGCTACAAAACCAGCAAATTCAGCAAGAAATAGACCAAATTATTCAAGACCTTGAAAGTCAAAAGGTTTCTCTTGATTCTCCCGATGGTGAGGTTGGTTTAGGCGATGTTGTTGAGAGTATTTTGCAAAAGTTTGGCATCACAGAAGAACGTTTTAAATTTTGGTTTAACTTGAAAGAGTGTGGATGCTCCAAAAGAAAAAAATACTTAAACAAGCTAAAACTATGGAAAAAACCCACAAATTAAAATCCAATACTAAATGTGACTGCGGCGAAACGCTAAAAAATCACCCAAACGGCGGAGCGTGCCTAAAAAATGCTTGCACTTGGTTTCATCCAAACATTCAATATATTCGCCGCAAGTTGAGAAAAGAAAGTTGACAGTGGCCTTTCTTGAGTTAGATTAGTGCGTCGAAAGCATTAACCAAACTCATCTCATGAAAAAAATCACAACACTCTTCTTTGCTCTCATGAGCATCATTGTCGCAGCAGTTTCATTTTCGCATGCACAAGACACTGAAACGCCCAAAAAGATTTCTTTGCTTGATGCATTCCGAGGAATGGTTTCAAAGATAAAGCAGTCAACGTCTTCAAAAACGCACAAAGCTCAGCCAGTTAAGTTTGTTGCAGTTTCAGAAAGTTACGATGCTCGTCAGCACAGCATTGTGACTGCTGCTCGACTAGATATGTTTTTAAAAGGTGTTTTGCGAAACAAAGGCAGTTTGTTCATTAGTGTGGCGCGAGACAATGACATTTGTCCAATTGTTCTTGCAGCAATCGCCATGCACGAATCAGCAAATGGCAACAGCAAATTCTCTCGCGAACGAAATAATGTTTTTGGTATTTATTTGCGGGGAAAATATCATTATTTTGATTCTGTGGATGAGTGCGTGAAGTATGCAGGCAAACTTCTTGGCGGCAAAATGTATTGCGGCGGCAGAAATTATACTGTTAAAAAAATCCAGCAAATTTACTGCCCAGTTGGCGCAGGTAATGATCCTCGCGGCATCAATAAATATTGGCTGAGCGGTGTGTTGGACAAAATGAAAACGCTTTGGGGCAGAGAAATCTGCGTTCTTATTAATGCATAAGTATTTGACAAGATCAAAAACCTCTCTATATTAACAACATGAAAGAACAACCATCCAATCCATTTGCAGAACTGAACGAGAGTTCTTCATTGGGAGAAATTAATGCAGCAGTTAGACCTTTTGATTACATGATTAGTCTTCGTTACTTTGGCGAATACACTGGTAAAGCTATTTTCCTCGGCGCAGGTGGGCCTTGCCAGTGGAAAATTGTCAAAGACTCTCAGGACTGCTGGTGTTTGGTGCCTAAAACTCTTAAAAAACAACTAGAAAACAAGTAAAAACGATGAAGGACGACAGTTTTTTATTACTAATGGGAGCTGGATTTGGGTTATTTTTTGGCTCTTTTATTGGATGGGGAATAACCGCTGACCATTTTCATCAAGAAATTATTGATAAAGGTTTCGCAGAGTGGCGCATTATCGCTGGAACAAGAGAAGTCGAATTTAAATGGAAAGAAAACAAATAAAAATATGAATTTTTCAGTATATGCAGAACGCAAGGTTGGATTTGATTCAACCATCGAAACCATCAAATTTACCAAAGACGGAACCGAATTTCATCTAAACAAAGAACAAGTAGATGAAATGCAAGCAGTTTTGGCGGGAAAACGCTTTTGTCTTAGTTTTTTTCAAACAAAAAGCGATTATTCACCTTATCAAGTTATTCTTTGCTCCAGTGAAAATGGCGAACAACTTAACGCAACAACCTTTGACGATGAAAGCGACTCTTGAATTTGAACTGCCCCAAGATGCCATTGAGCACCAGACAGCCATTGACGGCTGGAAATGGCGCATGATTGTGAACGAAATCATTGAAAATCTTCGCCAAGATTTAAAATACAATAATAATCTGCATGCCGAAGCTGGCAAAAGTCTCGAAAGTTTGCGGGGTTTCATCTATCAAAGAATAGCAGAAGAGAACATTATCCTTGACTAAATCAATAAACTCGCTATATTAAAGACATGAAAACCGAACAAACCATCGCTCAATTTCTAAAAGTTAATACCTTTCCATTTGTTATTGAAGATAAAAATGGTAAACTAATCTATCGTGAAATTTCAGATGGATTTTGGAGCAAGCGTGAGTACGATGATGAAGGCAATGAAATCCGTTATGAATCTTCAGATGGATTTTGGGTCAAGAGAGAGTACAATGATGAAGGCAATGAAATCCGTTTTGAAAATTCATATGGATTTTGGGGCAAGAGTGAGTATGATGATAGAGGCAATGAAATCCATTATGAATCTTCAAATGGATTTTGGATCAAGCATGAGTATGATGACGAGGGCAATGAAATCTATAGTGAAAATTCAAATGGAGAAATCATTGATAACCGCCCTAAGCCGATGATTGAATTGACTCTTGAAGACATCGCAAAGCTCAAAGGCGTTGATGCAAGTCAAATCAGAATCAAGGAATAAAAAAATTATGAACTACTCAATCCATCAATCATTCGAGATTCATGATCACGCAAACAACTTTTCTTTTAAAGTGGGAGAAGACCCTGATGATCTTGGTTGCGTAAGTCTTTCTAGCGATGCCGCACATTCAATGTATTTTGAGCCAGAAATGGCAATTCTTGTGGCAGAAGCCCTAATCAAAGTGGCGAAAACAATACAAGAAAAGAGCAAAAAATAACAAATAAAAATTTGCCTGCCGCGCTTACGCTGGCGGAAGTATGTCGCCAAAGTGGATTGGGCGTTCTCGACGAACGAGTAGTGGCAGAAAAGCGAGAGATAGCGTAAACTTCGACCTTTTCGGGGAATCTCTCGGCGGCAGGCATTTAATTTCTTAAATAATGAGAGCCTAATGCAAAACGGACTGCTGCCCGCAAGGGGGGAGTAGGGACTTTCCAACATACTTGGAAGCGGTAATTCTCATTTCCAATTTTAAATGCAGATAACAGTTGACTAACCTCAAAAACTGCATATTGTTATAACATGCAAAAACTAAAAAGAAACAACTGGTCAAACGACGAAATCGTTCATCTAGTGAACGCCATGAAGGTTAACGAAACAGCAAAAATTTTTCACTGGAGCATTGAAAGCTATAATGAAGCCATTAATGATGTTATAACATTGTTTTTGGAGTTCGATCAGCCCGTCACTGAATGGGGCGCAATAGCCTACGGCTTGCAAGATAAGATGATTGTTAACACAGGCGGCGTTCCAGAAGACAAAGAAGAAGAGTTTATCTTGGAAAGAATAGATAACAGCACAAACATTTTACTCTAAAAAACAATTTATGGACACATCAAACGAACAAAAGATCGGAAACATTGGCAACTATTACGGCGGTCTTTGGGTCAAAACTGAAAACAACAAGTGCTACTGGAGCATCGAAAACTATGACGGCCAAAACTGGCGAGAAATCCCTGAAAGTTTATATCGCGCCCTTGTGGAATACGAAACTGCACGATAGTCTCTTACGAAGATGCACTAACGTAGTTTGTAATGATTTTTTAATAAAATATACTATTTATAATGATTTCTTAATGAAATAAAACATTTTCGCCGCATTGTGTAATATTTTAATGCCATTTTAAACCATTTAAAACATCAAATGAAACTCTTGGGAAAGCTACTTTGTAAATTTTTAAGTTACTGGCTGAGCAGTAAAGAAGAACGCGAAAAAGAATTGAGCGAATGCTTGCGTTGTTTGGAGCCTCAAAAACCCTTGAAAAACAACAAAATTTATCAGCGCAAAAAGCCTAAATTCTTGCCTAAAAAAAGAAACAATTTTGGAGCGAAGAAAAGCTGAGTTTTTCCTTGATTATCAAGGGATTGCGAGGCGTGGGCGCTGGGATTTCAATAGGCCCAAAGACCCTCAAGAATAAGAGAAAGAATACTAGAGAAAACAATAAGAGTATATATAGAGAATAATAGAGAGAAACAATGGGAAAATAAGAGAATAAAAAGAGAGTTTAGGGGTGTTTAAGGGTGTTTTAGGGGGTTAAGAGCTTCCACAGCAATTTAAATGTATTAAAAATCCCCCAAAAACCTCTCAAAAATGCGAATTTTTCCCCAAAATTACCCCACCAAAAGCGGCAAAGTATGCTTTTTTACTGGCTAAAATACAAAAAGTATGCTTTTTTACTGGGCTAAATACAAAAAATAAGGTTTTTCACTGGGCTAAATACAAACCCATGCAAATTTTGCAGCTTTGAAAGCGATTTCTCTTAAAAGAGGTTGACAAAAGAGTTTTCGCCCCTATACTATAGCAGTAAACTTTCAGGAAATTTGAACACTTCCTAGCCAAATAAAAGAAATTTGAACCACACTCAACCAAATAAGAGAAAAATATGAGTCAAAAATGCAACACACTTCTCTGCGGAAAAGAAGCAGTGTATAAGCACAGTCGCACTGGAGAATCTAAATGCGCCCATTGTCGCGATAAGAGAGGCGACAGATATTCCCTAGCATGGATTGCTCTTGAAGAAGACGACGATGGGTTTTTGAAACTCCCTCCTGCAAAAGTTAATCTTCCTTATAGCGTATATGAAACTAGCCACGGCCATCTTGTCGTGACAGAAGATGAAGAGAGTAGTGTTTATTTTTCCAAGAGAGAAGAAGAAGCAAAAAAAGTTTGCGGCGAATTAAATAAGGCATTTAAAAACGGCGCGAATTCTGTTCTTCACAAATTGGACTCTTTTTCTCTTGACCAGCGGCGAAACTTTGGTATAGTATGGGGAAACAATTCAATGAACGTGAATAATTGAAACCAATTTATGAACGCGATTTTTCTTAATAATCCCAAGTAGCTCAGCGGTAGAGCGGGTGGCTGTTAACCACTAGGTCGTAGGTTCGAACCCTACTTTGGGAGCCAATTTATGAACGCGATTTTCTTTAATAATAGCAGGGTGGACAAGAGGTTAAGTCGTTTGGCTCATAACCAAAAGATCGAGGGTTCGAATCCCTCCCCTGCAACCAATTTATGAATGCGATTTCTCGTAATAAGCAAAAAAACTCTAATTAAAACGCGCCAAATAATGAGCGCAGTTTTCAGAAATAAATATGTTGGACATCACTTTTCTTGCTTTTGTAATAGCAGCAGCTTCTGTGCTTTTTCTACTGGTTATGGAATAAAAAATGGATAAAAAATGCGGCGAAAATAAATCTTGACGCGGATTAAAAACCCATTATATTATCCCCATGCACACACTACTTGATCTCATTCCCCTCTTCAACGAATACTCTCACGAATGGGAGCTTCGCGAAACTGATGAAAACGATAACACGCTGGAAGTCTATGGCTTCGCCACAGAAGAAGAAGCAGAAAAGTTTATTGACGAGTGGCTTTTGGCGCAAAAATAACCTTGACACTGAATAAAAAGTCCTTATATTATTGCCATGAACATTGATCCCAAAAACATGACAAACTTCTCCCGCACCAATGCTGAACTACAATCGTTTTGGCTTTTTTCTTTGTTTGTAGCAGTAAAGAATAGCGACTATGCTGCTGGACGCTTGGCTCGTCTCTTGCACAAGGCAAGGCTTAACGAACAAAATCCTTTTGATTACTTGCGCGAACTTGGCGAGACTGGCATTCACAACGCACTGGTCGCCGCCAAGGCACGTTTCTTTTTGCTTCACTCTCGCCCTCAGTGTGAATGTGTTGTGCTGGACACTCACATCTTGGCATGGATGAGAAGCAAAGGTATTGATGCCCCAGCCGCTACTCCAACAGGAGAAAAGTATTTGTTTCTTGAGCGAGTGTTCCTTAACTTGGCGCAGAGCGAATTCCCCCTCATGAGCATCGCACAAATTGATTTGTTGATTTGGATGAAGCAAAGCAATAGACTTGAAGACGATTTCCAAAATTCCTTTTGACAAGCATTAAAAACCTCTTATATTATTCTCACTATGAAATTCATCCTCGAAGAAAATCAAGAGACAAATCTTCTCTCCCTGAAAGATGTAGAAGAGAATCAATTCTTTGTTGATTTAACTGGTTGTTTGTGCCAAAAAACAACCGATAGGTCATTTGTAGTTATTGCTCATTCAAATGGCCAGCCACATAGCGACCATTTTGCAGGGCAGTCCAACAACTTGCGCATCAACAGAATCCTACCAAAGGTGGTAAAAATTGAGTTTTAATTTGACAGCCGCGAAAACATCTCCTATATTAACAACCTTATGAATACCACCTCATCCACTTATCTTGTTTTCATCACTAGCGAAGGCGCGAAAGTCCGAGTTTCAATCGAAAGCCTGCTGTATAGCGGTCATCCTATTGACAGCGCAACTGGCGACGATCTGGAATTGTTTTCTAGCGATCTTGTTGATTGCGATGGCGACCCAATTTGATTCTTGACAAAGAATAAAAACCCATTATATTATCCCTACCATGAATACACAACCTAAACGCGGTCGTCCAGCAGGCGCAAAAAGCCTTGTTAACATCACTCTTAAACAACTAAACGAATTGTTCGGCCCTGAAACAGCGGTTCCAGTTGGTTCAATCTGGCTTCGCAATTACGGTGTTAGCATTCAAACTCCATCTCCTATTGTAGTCACAGCAGCACCAGAAGAGACTGAAGAAGAGCCGCAGATTCAGTTCAGCGTCACTCACTTCGAGAAGGAAGAACTACCTTCCCCTCCAGAGGAAATTTATGTTGACGCGGAATAAAAAACCGCTATATTAAAAGCCTTAACAACGAACCACCACTAACTCATGAACAAATCCTTCTCTCACATCATCGGACAAGAGCACATCAAGCGCCAATTGAACTTTTATCTTGATGCTTACAAGAACACGGCGATTCTTCCATTCCTCATGTTCAATGGCCAGCGCGGCATTGGCAAGACTGAATTTGCCCGCGCTCTCGGTGCCGCATGCAAGAAAACCTTCTACGAGATCAACAGCAGCAGCATCAAGAACGAAAAACAGTTCTTCGAGCAGATGATGCCACAGGTTCAAGACACTGATTGTGTCCTGTTCTTTGATGAAGCTCATGAACTGCCTCGCAAGCTCATTGCTGCTTTTCTCTCTATCCTAAACACAGAAAAGAAAACAGTGGTGACATACACTCATCAAGAGGTTGAATATGTTTTCGACTTCTCCAAGATGAGCTTCATCTTCGCAACAACAGAAATGGATCGTTTGTTTGCTCCTTTCAAGGATCGCCTAACTGTTGTTGATTTTGTCCCTTACAGCAACAGCGAAGTCAAAGACATCATCAAGAAGCGTGTGCCAGATGTGAAGTTTGCCGCTGGCGTTCTTGATGACATCTCCACCACGATTCGCGGCAATGCTCGCAGCGCAGTCAAGCGTGCCAAAGAAATTGAAATGTATTGTGAAGCAAAGAACAACCCTGACTTTTCCACCGAAGATTGGGCTAGCCTCTGCCACAAGGCCAACATCAACAAGCGCGGTCTTTCCAATACAGAGATTCAGATTCTCTCCGCCCTGAAAGAACGCGGCCCCTTGACTCTCACAATGCTCAGCGCCATCACTGGCCTCAGCGTTCAAGCTCTTCGCAAAGATGCAGAGCTTCACTTGCTCAAGATGAATCTCCTACGCATCGACACGAAACGCGAGATCACAAGCCAAGGCTTGCGCCTTCTTGAAACAATTGGTTAATGGTGGTTCGTTAACCGCCCCTCCGAAAGGAGGGGCAAATGCACTCGTAGCTCAGTGGATAGAGCATCGGATTTCTAATCCGTTGGCCGTAGGTTCGATCCCTACCGAGTGCGCCACCCTCTAATAAGCTAACGCGAAAACGAGTAATAATGAACTCGAAACGCCTTAATAGCAAATAAGAGAATGCTTAATAATGAAAGAGAAAATGAGTAATAATTGAACCTAATAATGCGTAATAAATACACCTAGGGAAGCCTAGTGAGATTTCTTACTTGAATTTCTTAGTGAGGGTAGGGGTTTTACCTAGCCCAGGCGGGCCGCTATAGGTAAATCTCCTAGGTAGAGGGCACGAAAAAGCGCGGTTTCCCGCGCTCTTTTTATTTAACAGAAACATTCACGCTAATTTCCACGGGATAAGATTCGTCCCATGAAGTTGCGATTGATTGGTGCCAGCTTTCAAAGCGTTTGTTTTCACTTGTTAGTTTTATTTCATTAACAAATTGGTCAAGGTGTTGATTTAGATCAGCCTCCGAAGCTTCTGAAGACATTGAGACTTGGATTATGAGGTTTTTTTGAATTGTCATGGGAAAAGATAACAGAAAAGAAGAAACCCGCAAGGCTTTTTTTATTCTTTTTTATTGCTTAGGCGGTTTACCTACCCCAGGCCGCCTGGCCTAGGTATTTTCCCTAGGACATTGGCATAAGAAAGGGGGGCGGTTTCCCGCCCCCCTTTGCCTAGAGAACATTTATAAGTTTTTGTAGTATTCCTGCTGATCTTGGTCAGTGATGCCGAAAGCCTCGCGCAACTTGTCGAATGTGCTAACAGGCACGAAAACTTCCCGCACATAGTCGCCGCGAAGTTTACCAGCACTCAACACAGATTCCAGACTGCCAAGTGTGGTCAATTGGCGAGGGGCAGCGCCCCACTTGACACAGACGTTCAAGTTTGGAAAAATGCTTTTCAGTTCAGAGTGTGCCGCATCAGTAACGTAGCCGCCGTTCAGAAGGATTTCTTTCAGTGTGTTCATGGTGATGAATTTAATATATTTTTATTCTTTGTCAACTACTTCTTCGCAATGAATGGGAAAGCGTGTTTCAAGGTTTTTTGCGTGGCATTCTTCCATTGCCAAGTAAAGAGCCTCTTCTTTATCGTTTGCTTTCACCTCTACAAGGGAGGGGTAAAAATTGCCGATTGCATTGCGTGAGCGGGTTTCAAAAACAACGTTGTATTTCATGGCTTATAGAGTAACAGAAAAAACAAAAGCCGCAAATCTTTTTTATTCTTTTTTATTGCTTAGGTAGTTTACCTAGCCCAGGCGGCCTGGCATAGGTAAAACTCCTAGGCGTAGGGCATAAGAAAGGGGGCGGTTTCCCGCCCCCGTAGGGTTATTATTTAGTTATTATTCGCGATAGTCCGCGCCGTCTTCTTCGGGTGCGTCTTCACATCCTGCCGTGACAATCTCTTGAACTTCGATGGTTGGGGTATGGCAAGCAATCGGATCAAGAATGCTCTGGCAGGTCATGGTGCGGAATGGCAGCTTGCTTAAATCGGAACCTTTCAAGATTTCTGTAACAGCATTGTAAAGAGTCCACAAACTGCCGCCGTTGAATTCTTCATGGCTTGGCGTGCGGAATTCTGTCACAACATTGTAAATGTCACGGGCTGGCACGGCTTTAGCGTCCACCAGTTTAACGATCAGGTTTTCGGCCTGCTCGCTGGTAATGATTGTTTCTTTGTATTTTTCAATACGCGCTCCCATGTCGTTCCAATGGCTTACACAGCGGCCAACTGCATCAGCCAGAACGCGGGGAAGGTCTGAAAGAATGTGGAGTGTATGGCGGCGGGCCAGTTTGATGTCGGAAGCAAAGCACAAATTTTCACAGCAAATGACGCGATTTCCGATGCAAACGGCAGCGGCAAAAGCCTTGTCATGGCTATTGCGAATTGCAAGAACGACTTGGCGATCATTCCCGCTTATTTCCTTGCCTGAGAGAGAGAATGCCCCAAAGTAACGCTGACCCATGCGAGCAAGCGCGTGTTCTTCTTCCAAGATTTCCAAACCTGCGTTTTCGATAGCTTGGCGAGTAAGCACAACTAAAGTATGATGAGGAATCGGCATGAAGCTATCAGTGGCATCTGGAGTCTTGACAGTGGCGAGTTCTTCGGCGGAAACTTTGTTTTTAGCGATGAGGAGAGACATATTATTTTTCGTGTTTTGTGTTTTGGTTCGTTAAGCGTTCTGTTTTGAACGTGCATAAAGATACCACATCAAAAACAAAAAGCAACATCTTTTTACTCTGGCGCGAAAATTAACCCGAAAAGTTTTTTTCAACTTGGCACGATAATTGAATGCTTAGGAGAATTTCTTACGGGGGCATAGGTGTTTTACCTAGCCAGGGCCGCCTGGCCTAGGTAAATTCCCTAGGGAAGGAGCCTAAAAAGGGGGCGGTTTCCCGCCCCCCGTGCCTAGGAATTATCTTGATCTGACTAGCGTGGCCAGTATTGCTATAAGAAAAACGATTAGAATCTCCATTAGTGTTTAGGGTAAAAGACTACTGCTTGATTCTTATCCCAACAAGCGCGGCAACTACCGCACACGCCGCCTTGATTGTAGGCAGGGCAGGAAACTTTCTTAGGGTCGCTAGTAACGCCCGACATGGTAACGCCGAGGCGATTGGCCGCGCCATCTGGCAATGGACCATCTACCATGTAAGCGGAAAGCCTAATGTTGAGGTTATCAGGGAAGCTGCCATGCTTTTCCTTGTAGGCTGTGACTAGGGCATATTCCCTAGTCGGGAGCCAGTGGCGAACGTCTGGAGTCAAACGGCAAACTTGCGCGATGCGTTCCAAGTGTTCGAGGTTTTGAATGTCGCCGCTGTCATGCCAGCGAAAGACATTTATGCCCGTTTGGTTGATTTGAAAAACCATCGCTTCCACCCATTCCGAATGGATGAGAGAAGCGAGGCGACGTTGCAAGGCTTTCTTCACATTGCCGAAAACGTAACGCCCTTTTAGAGCGTAGCATTTAGAGCAAATGGAGCCTTGCACAGAACGGAGGCGAGAGCCTACGTTGCACGCTTGGGCAGGGATGCTGTAAGCAAACCCTGGCATTTTGGATGGCTTGGAAAGGCCACCAGTAATTTCTTTAGCAAGTGCGGGTGTCATAGGTTGAGAAGTTAGCAGCTTATTCTTCAATGTCAACGCCCATAGAGCGCAATTCTTGACGAACGCGGGAGAGAGGCACAAGATGACCGTCGCCGTCATCTTCGTCATCTTCGCCATAGGCGAAGTCGAAAGCATTGAAAACCGTATCAGCGTCCAGTTTCAAAGCTTCAAAGGCAGGCGCGAGGTTTTCGCGGCTGTTATTCATCAGCCAGTCAACTAGGTTGACCAGCACATCAATGGCTTGTGTTTGTTTTTTCATAGGCAAGGTAAACTTAGCACACGCAAAGAAAGAGCGCAAATCATTTTGGCGCATTTTTAATCTTTTTTTATTCGCGAGACTTGGCACGGGACGTGCTAGGGGAAAGCGTGTCAAATGATTTATTTATTTATTTTTTGCTTGACAAGGGAGGCTTAGGAGTTTTTCCTAGCGAGGCATAGGAATTTTACCTAGCCAGGGCCGCCTGGGGTAGGTATCTTTCTTAGTCCCCCACCTAGGGTAAGTCGCGGGATTTCTCCGTTGATCGAGGCATGGAGCCTCTTGTCCCCTAGGCGAGAGAAAGATTTAGCATATTGACTTAATCCATCTCGTCAAGCGCAAGAATGTGATCTTCTATCTCTTCAAAAGATTTTCCTTGTTTGGCCATTTTGTCGATGGTAAAACGATATTGCGGATATTCGGCTCTGAGGTCGTCAAGCGTGTTGTTCATGCTGGCAAGATAACAGTTTTTATTCTTCTGGCAAGTCTTTTTTGTCTTTATTTTTGAGTCTCGCACGCGCAAGGGCGCGAGAGTATTTTTTGTGCTCGCTAACGTCTCGAATTTTGCGGCAGCAACGGCAACCATATTTGGCGCGTTTGTTTTTGCTGCTATCAAGGCATTCTTTCTTTTGTTCTGCTCTGAAGCTATCCATTGTTTTTATTCTTTAATGAGCTTTAAGATAGCGGGTTTTTATTCTTCTAGCAAGTCTTTTTTGTTTTTTTCTTTGCGGCGGTAGTCCTTGGCGCTTTTATGTTTCTGCGGCGGCGGCGGAAGGTCTTTGCGCACGCGCTTTTTCAACTCACGATCACTAATTGTGCCGATGTGATGGGTTTTATTCATGCAGGCTAGAGCTTATTATATTTCCGCACAAGGTCAAGGCGTTCTTCAAAATGTTTGGCAATTGTTTGATTGGTTACAATCAGGTGTTCAAGCATGCCTTTGTAGAACGCTGCGTTGAAAATGTGCGTTTGTTCACTTGTCAAGGCCGCGCCTCTGCTTTCTTCGCAGATTTGACGGAGTAGGTTGCTCGCGGTTTCGTATGTGTGGTTCATGTTTCTACTATAGAGGCAAAAGAGCTTCCGTCAAATAGAAAAAGATAAAAATCCAAATTCAAAACCCCCTAATACTAAATAGAAACCCTATAAATAGCTTTCTTAGGGAAGATTCTTACAGGGATTAGTCTGAGGTCTTAGGGAAATTATCTAGGCCAGGCGGCCTGGCCTAGGTAAAACACCTAGGAAAACTGAGGGGGCAGGAAGGGCAACATCAAAAACCTTCCCGCCCCCTTTTGTTTTACCGCCTAGAGAAATTTCTTACGAGGCTTGAGATTTTTTCTTCTGCTTTGAGCAAGAAAGTTTTGGCGCTCTTTTGGATGTTCTTCTTAGATAGGATTTTCGCCTTGCTTTCGATTGGCGGCGAAGGTTTGAACTTTGCCTTTTGCAAGGCGCGAGGTGAAAAAGTGTTCACGCGAGAGCTAAAGCTGGCTTTATTTTCCAGCAGGTAATGCCATGCGGCATTCACGGAAGCGGTGGCGGATTCTAGGCGTAGCATATATTTTTTATTGATTAAAAAGACTATTCCCAAGCCAGTTCAAGGCCAGCGACGTGAAGATTCCGATACTTGATTTCGCTGTTATCGTTCAAGTCCTCGACCTTGGCCGTGATGAATGTTCGGCCAGTTTTGCCAGTTCCAACGTGTTCGATGTCCAGAATCTTGAAGTTTCGCACCCCGTTGGGCTTGACCTTGCTTTCTCCCTCATTGAGGTAAACAACGTTTTTGCCGTTGAGAGCTTCAATGACAGCTTCTTTTTTGGAGCGGAGAAGGGCGACTAGGTTTTCTTTAGTGATGAGGTCTTTCATAGTGTTGTTTTGGTTACGGGTTAAAGATAAGCGAGAAAGGGGAGAAGTCAAGCCTTTTTCGACACGCAGAAAGAAAAGACAAGTTTTCCCACGCGCACGAAACGAATGCCGCCGACTTTGCGAGTGGAGAAGCGAAAGAGGAGGATTTTTGGCTTGCGAAATGTGATTTTCTTCATGGCCACAAGATAACAGAAAAAGAGATTCGCGCAATGCCTTTTTTAACTTGTTTTTATTCTAGTAATTAGCATGCCAAGATTGCAGGAAAGTTTTTTTTGTTTTCTCTTAGGGATTTTACCTACGCCAGGGGGCGTGGCCTAGGTATTTCTCCTAGGGCTTATGCTCACCAATGGTAATCGTCTTCTGGATGAGGCTGTGGAGGCCCGCAGTAAAAAGGATTCGGTTCCCACACATCAAAGTCCGTAAGAATCCAAGCGTGAGTTGGTTTTTCCGCGCCAAACAAAAGAGTCATTTCTGCATGGGCTTCCTGCGTGGGAGTGCCCCCATAAGAGGGGGGATCATATTCGTCGGGTGTCATCATAAGATTTAAGTTTAGTTGTGTAAGGGCAACTTTCGCCGCCCTCGTAGGTCATTCACCGAAGTCGCATTCGGTCTGGCTTTCGTAGTAGCTATCAAGCCACTGATCCTCCATTGGCTCAACGTCATCATCGTGACTGTCAAACTCTTGATTGTCGGAGGGTTCTTCGCCCTCAAAACCGTTGACCTCATCAAGGTCATAAGCGGGGCGGGCGGCGTGCATGTCTTCGGCGGTGATAGAGAATTGCATAACAGAGGATATATTAATGGTTAACTGACTACGCGCATAGAATAACAGAAAACAAAGAACGCGCAAATCTTTTTTTCATGTTTTTTATTCATCAAACTGCAAACTCGAAATCTCCTAATAGTAAATACTAAAGCGCCTAATAGTAAATAGACTTCTTAGGTAAGACTCCTAGGGTAAGAGTCTTAGGGATTTTACCTATGCCAGACCCCCTGGCCTAGGTAAACCACCTAGGAGGCCCGATTAGAGCGTCTGCGCTTCTTCTAGGGCTTTTCTGTAGGCATTCTGGGCGTTCTGGCTTTCCTGCCTCCAGAAGTTTACCGAGTCCTGCCAGAAAATGTCGTTGGGGAGTTCCTCGACTTTCTTAAGGGCGTTTCTTGCGTTGTTGTCGCAGATTGTCTGCTCGCGCTTAGCGAAAGCAAGCAGAGTGCAAAAAGTTTCGCGGGAAATTGTGATGGTGTCTTTCATGGGGATTTTGTTTGTCATAGGGTTAGAAGGTAACAGAAAAAAAGATTCGCGCAATGGTTTTTTTATTTTGTTTTAGCCAAAATGTCTTTTCCTTTTTCTGTTAATTCCCAAGGAGCATAATGGAAAAAGTCTTGAATTTTGACATTGATTACGCCATCAAGTTTCGCGCATTCGGGAGCATCACAGAACGCTCGGCTTTTATTATCCAAAAGGAGCCAAAGCAAAGTATCAACATGAACATTTTCTTTTTTCGCCGCTTTTTTAGCAGTGCGCAAAGTTTCGCCGCTCAATTCTCTTTTGATTTGTTTCAAGTTTTCCATAGGTTAGAAGGTAACAGGTTTTTTTGGCTTGGCAAATTAGAATTGAATTTGGGCAGTGAAGAAGGACTTGAACTTTCCATCGGACGTTTTAAACGTGGCGTATTGCTTGCCAGTGTTCTTGGAGATTGCAACGTGCTGGAAAGTTGCGCCTTCCACGCGAGTCACGCCATCCTCTTTCTCGTAGTTGAAAGAAGTGAGAGAAGCGAGAATGTTTTCCAGCGGAGTTTCATCTTTGGTGATGGTCACGGCGCGGGGGGCGACGTTGTTGAGAAGGGCAAGAACTTGGTCGTTTGTAAGCAGTGTTTTCGTTTCCATGACTTATTATGCCACATGGCAAGAGAACTGCAAACTCTTTTTTGTTTTGTTTTAATCTTTTTCATCTATGGAAATTATCATGCCAAGTTTGAAGAAAAGATTTTTTTCTTTTTTCTTGACAAGGGAAAGCGGGTTAGGGGAGCTAGGTGAACCTCTTAGGCGTTTTACCTAGCCCAGGCCCCCTGGCCTAGGTAAAGTTCTTAGGGTTCTTTTCTTAGTTCTCTTAGGGATGGCCCCTAGGGAGCTTCCCGTGCTCCCTAGAGGGTTTCCCCGTTGGCCCTAGAGGTCTTCCCTAGTCCATCTCGCTAGCCATTGCTCATCTGTTTCCTGCTCTTGAATAGCTTCTTCCCTTAGAGCGTCAAGGCGCTCATTGTAGGCGATGGCATCGGCGTGCATGTCTTCGGCAGTAGTTGAGAATTGCATAGTAGGTAGTGTTGTTGCTTAGGTTGTTTGCTTATGCTCCGCACTGCTTTGGCGTGCGAAGGGAAAGACCGAGTTGACGCTCTACCTTGCAACTTGCACATTGGCAGACGTAGGGCGCAGGGTTAACTAGGCGCGGGCCAAAGCCGTTGGCTAGGCCGCTGGCCTTGGATGTTCGGAGGGCGAATTTTTCACGTTTGGAGAGGGGGGCATTCATAGCAAGGGCAGAGTAGAGGGGAAAGGGAAGGGCGCAAGTCTTTTTTTATGCGATTGTCTTTTTCAATTCGCGAATGTTTTGCACTGCCTCCGCCATGCTAGCGGCGAGATTGTAAACGATTGCTTCGCTACCAGTGCCGCCAAGGTAATTGTAGTGAACGCGAAACTGGCTTTCGGTTTTTTCGATTTTGGTGATCTTTTTTTCCGCGTTAGCGGAGACACGGGAGAGCAAGGCGGATTCGTCGGAGGTGAGAGAGATATTCATGGCAAGGGTAGAGTAGAGAGAGGAAAGAGGATCGCAAGCTTTATTTTGTGATTTTGGGGAGCCACTTGGCAACGTAAGCTTGCCAAGCTTCACGCGAGGCAAAGGCGGACACTGGCCAAAGCTTTTCGGCGATTTCAAGGAGGGGGGCGGGAATCTTTTCCATGCGTTTATATTGCCACATTCTCGCAAGAGTGCAAGCCCAGCGTGCATTCTTTTTCATTCTTTTTCTTTTCTAGTAATTAGCGTGCCAAGTATCCACCATTTATTTTTTTTCTTTTCTCTTGACGCGCCCACCCCTATTAAGATTGCTTAGGGGAAACCCTTATGGGTGACTAAGAAACTTTCCTAGGAGAACACCCCACCCCATTTCCTGGAAATTATAATCTCCATAACGCGCCAGGGGGGCCAGGGGTACGTTTTTTCAATCTATCATTCGTTTTTCAATGTTTTAATATATTTCAACGTGTTTTAATCTATTCTTGTTCTCTTTTATATGTTTTCTATATATTTAGTCTGTTATACTGTATATGCCACCGCCCTATTCTGGTAAAAACCAGCCTCCAAATAAAAACCCAGCCTATTAAAAAGAGAAAAAAAATCAGACCCCTAGTTCAAAAAACCCTTTTTCGCTAGAATAAAAAAGCCGCCTAAACCCAACTTGCCGCAAAACTCTTTCGCAATTAAGACACGGCTTTGCCAGCGCCAAGTTATTTCTGCCATCAATCCTCACATTAACAAAAGAGTATTTGCGCAAATCTTCTTCGCCCAATTTTAAAATCGCGCTAATCTCTGAGTGCAAGCATGGCTGATACTTTTCAGGGTTGGACTTGTAACCAATGTATTTTCCCATTTTATGATACGGATGCATTTTGTTATAGTTGTTCCAGCCAATGCTCAAGATGCGATTTTTGTGCAAAATAAAAGTGGTGTGAAAACTGCGGCCATTTTGTTTGTTTGGCTTTAGTCCTCTTGTTATTTCCACGCATTTTTCTAATATTTTGTTCATTAGTGTAATTTACCATACCAGCATCAAAGGTCAATGTCAAAATTCATTAAATATACAAATGTTCCTGTTTTCGCGAATTTTAGCGCAGAGAATCAAGCTCCACTAACAGGAGTTGGCGGTAGCGACTTGATGGCGGCAAACGAAGTGAGCATAAATTTTGACACATCTCTAGAGCCGCGAAAATACTTGGGCAAAAATCCCATCAGCAACGATTTCGCGCCAACTGCTCCTTTGGCAGCAAAAGTTTCTTTTTCTTGGTTTCCTCTAGTGGGAGAGAACGCAAATTCTCGCGGAGTTTCTCAAACAGGAGTATTGGCGCTTACTGGCGAGTTTGAAACAGGACATCAAATCAGAGTGGGCAATTTCTTGTTTAAAGACTGTCACTTGAATTCTTATTCGATTCAGATCACTCCTTACCAGCCAATTGTTTTTAGCGCTGACTTTAATAGTTATGATGTTGATTCTATTGAGGGTTCAAAGTTTACTGGCATGGCAAACGCGCCAAGCCTTTTGCAGCAAAATGGCACAGGTGCATATTTTGATTCTTTGCACGCTTTAGCAGTGGGCATCACTGGCAATTTGGAACCTCTACCACAAAGCAAGAAAAGTGTTCAAATCAGCGCATCTTGCGGGCGCACGCCAGTTTACACCATTGGCTATAAAACACCAGAAAGAGTGTTGTTGAATAGTGTTGAGCGCACAGTAACCATTGAGGGCGAAAATGTGGGCGAAATTATTAATTTTAATGGAAGCGGCGATGGTTCTCTTGTGAGTTTTAGATTTTCTCCATTTAGATACTTTGTTACAGGAACTTCCTTTAACCCAAGAGAAGACTATAAATTTTCGATTGATGTGAGCGGCAAAATTACCAGCCAATCACTAACACAGCAGCAAGGAAATTCTTTAAATGGTTCAGTAACAATTAGAGAAAATATTTATTAAAGTGTAATATAATCTGAATGGCAAAATCTAAAAAGTCTTCAGAGGGTTCCATTGAGATTGGTTCGATGGAACGAAAAATTGAGTTCAAACAGCGCAAATTTAAATTTTCCGAAAAACAGAAACAATTGCTAGATATTTGTTTAAACCCCGAAACAAAAATAGTATTCATTGCGGGGCCAGCAGGAAGCGCGAAAACTTACATGAGCGTGTATTCTGCGCTGAACATTTTAGCAACAAACAAAGATTACGATTTAACATACATTCGAAGCATTGCAGAGAGCGGCGATAAAGGCTTGGGCAGTTTGCCAGGCACTGTGGATGAGAAGTTCTTGCCTTTCTTGCTTCCTTTAGAGGACAAGATGGATGAAATCATTACTGCACCAACAATGGTTTCTCTGCGCAAAGATGGCGTGATTAACGCTCTTCCAGTAAACTTTGTGCGCGGCTCAAGCTGGCAAAATAAAATTGTTGTTTGCGACGAGTGCCAAAACTTTTCTAAAAAAGAACTTGTAACGCTTGTAACTCGCGTTGGCGAGAATGCCAAGATTTTCTTCTCTGGTGATCTTATGCAAAGTGATATTCGCAATAGCGGGTTTGCGCAATTCATTGAATGCTTCGATAACGAAGAAAGTCGGGCCAATGGTATTCATGTTTTTAAGTTTGACAAAAGCGACATTTTCCGCAGCGAAATTCTCAAATTCATCATTGAAAAAATCGAAAACATGGATAAAAAAGTGTAATTTAAATTATGCCAGAAAAAGCCCCACTTAACAAAATTAGTCTTGATTGGTTTGAAGCCATCAAGAGCACTGTATTGGTTGTTGTGGGAGTCTTAGTTTTGTGGCTAAATAGTAATTATGCGTCAACAGTGGATTTAAAAGTTCTAGATGATAGAGTGTTTGAAGTTGAGTCTAAAAATAAAATGCTTGACCAAAAAATGCAATCAGTAGTTGAATTGATCAATACCAAGCTTGAATATATAAAGCGAGACACTGACGAAATTAAAAAAGAACTTAAATCTACTAAATAACATGGCCTTTTCATTCTGTACTCAATGCGGTAATAAAATGACTTACACAGTCTCACCGCCAAATTTTTGCGGAAAATGCGGTACATCATTAAACGGCTCTATTGCGAAAAAGATTTCTGCGCCAAATAAAACAAGAGATGATTTTGAGGACGACGAAGAATCTGAAGAGTTTTCTAATTCTGATGAACTTCCCTCCATCTCATCCTTGGCTTATGAAATTGAAAACGATTCTGGAAACAGAAGTTATCAACTAGGCGAGCTTTTTGGTCAACCAAAAAGTTTTTCTCGAAAGAACAGTCCAATGTCTTTATCTGAACTTAAAGACAAACATGCCAAGACGTAAAAAAATTCTTTTCGAGGAAAAACTACCAATTATTGAAACTGAAATACGAAAGCGCCGAAATAAGTGGCAGCTTAATGTATTAAAATGGATGTCTTTTGAAGACGTTGAACAAATCATTAAATTGCATGTGTTTAAAAAATGGCACATGTGGGATCAAGCTAAAGCTTTAGAACCTTGGCTCTCCAGAATCATCACTAATCAGATCAGGAATCTGATTCGCAACAATTACACAAACTATGTAAAACCCTGCATGAATTGTCCTCATAATTTGGGCGATGATTTTTGTGGGTTGAATATTAGTGGAACTCAAGACTCTTCTTGCGAGAAATATGCAATTTGGGAGAAGAGCAAGCGTCATGGTTACAATATCAAGCTTCCTTTAGAGTTGGAAAACCACTCAAGAGAAGTTGAAGAAATTTCTTGGGACCAAGTGGATTTTTCTCAATCTATTTCTTTGTTAAATGTTGAAATGAAAAAAGTTTTGTCCGAGAATTATTTTCGCGCTTACGAAATGCTTTTCTTTGAAAAGAAATCTGACGAAGAAGTGGCGAAATTTTTAGGTTATCGTAGCAGCGAGAAGAATCGCAAAATTGGCTATAAACAAATTAAAAATCTTAAAAAGCTTTTTAGAGACAAAGCAATTGAGATTCTAAAAAATAAAGATATTCTATGAACTCTTTAACGGAAGAACAAAAAGATTTTATCCGTCAAAACTATTTAAATATTACTGATTTAAATGAGTTGACGAAGCGTTGTTTTAATGATCAGTCTCTTGATGGTCGTAAAAAAGAAGGCCGTTTAGTCAGACAATTTTTAATTGATAACAATTACTCTTTTACAACAACTAAAAAAGAAAAAAATGAGAGCATTGAGTTGACTGATGCTCAAAAAGAGTTTGCTCTTTTGCAGACTCAAGCTGGAACATCAACGTTTCGCATTGCAGAATTAATTTTCCAAGACCGAGAGGTGAAAAAGCTCGGCATGGAACAAAGAGCAGTTTTGGATTATGTCAGGTCTGTGAATCCAGACTTGGTTGGAAATTCTGAGTCTGCGCTTTTGACTGAATACATTCCGCCAAAAGCTTTTAGCCGCGTATTAAAAAAAGTTAATGATGCAACAGGTTTAACACTGGACGAAAACAAGCTTTCGCGGCAATATAAAATTTGCATTGATAAACTTTCTGTCAATTTGTCAAATTCAAGATTTGTGACCATCATGAATAACTATTTGTCACAAAAAGACCGCGTTCTTTTTGAAGAAGAGTTTATTCGTTTAACATGGGACAAGCCAGACCTCTCTTCTGATGAATTAAATCTTTACATGAACGTTTGTAAAGAAATCATCAACTTGGAAGTTATTGGCAAACATTTAAATAAATTAAATGAACAGTTTGATGAGATTAATGATCAAGAAGACATGACTGTTAGATTGGCTGAAATTATCAAAGCTAAGTCTAGCGAATATCATCAATGCGAAGGACGCATTGAGAACTTGACAAAAAAGCTGCAAGGTGATCGCGCCGAAAGAATGAAAAACAAATACAAGGAAAACGCATCAATTATTTCCTTGGTTCAGCTTTTCCAAGACGAAGAAGAACGCAAGAACATGGTGAAAATTGCAGAGATGCAAAAAAAGATGGTTAGCGAAGAGGCCAACCGCTTAGAAAGCATGGGAGAGTGGAAATGTCGTGTCTTGGGAATTAATAAAGAAGATGTTATTTAATTGTTTAGAGTGTCAACAAGAGTTCGATAGTGAACGCAGTCTGCGTGCTCATATTAAAAAGCATGACATGTTCTTGCATGATTATTATGTAAAGCATTTTAGGCGCAAAGATTTACTCACTGGAGAATTGCTGCCTTTCAAAAACAAAGAGCAGTATTTTCAAACTTACTTTCTCAATAGTGAGAATCAGGACAAGTTTTTTGACAAGCAATATCCAAAAGACTTGGGTGTTTGCATGATTCTATTAGACATGCTTTGCTCCAAAACAAAAGAAGGTTTTGCTCCGTGTGAAGTTATGCTGAACAGTTATGGTTTGCCAAAAATCTCAGTTTTTAAAAAGTTTTTTGGTAGTTACTCTGCAATAGCAGAAAGCTGCGGTTCAAAACTAATGTTTAGCGGCAAATTTCCCAAAGACTGTTTGGTTAATCCAAACCCAAAGATTTTCATTGATACGCGAGAGCAGCAACCTCTTTCTTTTCCTAATCAAGAATTGATGAAGTTAGATTTGGGCGATTATGGTGTTGAGCCAAAGTATTTTAATTATACTTTTGTGGATAGAAAATCAGAGTCGGATTTTAAATCCACTCTTAGCGAAGACAATTTAGAAAGATTCAAAAGAGAACTCTCGCGTGCGCGAGAACAAGACTCTTACATCTTTGTTGTTGTTGAAAGCGACTTTCAACAAATTCAGCAAAACAACGGCAAAAATTCTCACAAATCAAATTTAGCATACATATATCACAACATGAGAGCTTTGCAAATAGAATTCAGGGATTGCTGTCAATTTGTCATGACAAGCAATAGAAAAAATAGTGAAAAATTAATTCCCCTGCTTCTTGTTCATGGCAAAAAGTTATGGAATGTGGATTTGCAATTTTATATCAACGGAGGAATATTAAATGGCTTGGATTGAAGGAAATCAAAAAAGGCGCAAACACTTTTTAAACATTAATCAAGAGATTCTTGATTCAAGAGACTTCTTGGAAGAAAGAGAGGCAAAAATTCTTTTATATAAATTTTTAAAAGAGAATCCTTCTTTTACTTGCGAACTATTAACAGGAATTAAATTGTTTCCGTTTCAGCACATGGCTATCAAATCCATGATGCTCACAGATTACTTTTTGGGGGTTTGGTGTTTAGAAAAAAATGAATACGTTTTAACTTCCGAGGGATTTAAAAAAATCAAAGACATTAATATCGGAGACGAAGTACGATCTAGAAAAGGGTTAAATAAAGTTTTAGATAAATGGGAAAATCCAAACCAGCTTGGACTTGAAATTATTTTAAAATCTGGAGACTCCTTTAAAGCCAAAAAGGGGCATAAGGTTTTGACATATAACGCTGGACAATTTGACTTTAAAAAGATTGAAGATTTAAAAATTGGCGATCAAGTACCCGTTAAATTAGCAACAAATATTTGGGGAGACAATGATATTTTAAAAAACAGCGGTTATAAAAATAATGCGCATTTATTTTATTTATTAGGTTATGTCTTAGGAGATGGATACGTTTCCAAAGATGGTTACGGAATGCATTATTGCAGTGAACATATTGAGGTTCATGAAACTATTTTAAAATTTATACAAGACAATAATTTAAAAAGCTACGCTCGCCAAAGAAGCTCCAATCTTAATTTTTATGAATATGCAATTTTTAATCGCGAGTTTATAAAATGGATCGAATCTATTGGTTGGGATATTTCCTTAAAATCTGCTAATAAAATTATTTGCGACCAGCTATTAACCGCTTCTAAAAACGAAATCTGCGCTTTGATCGGCGGATTATTTGATGCGGATGGTTACGCTTCTTATCAAGAAGGAGGTAGTAAAATTGGATTAAAAAACACTTCTTTACAACTACTTCGGCAAGTTAAAATGCTGTTAAATAATCTCGGCGTCGAATCTTGTGTAAGATTATCTGGAGAAAACAAAGGAGTTAAATATTACGATCTAGTTCTATCGAATGATTTTAATAGTTTAAAAACTTTTCAAACAGAAATTGACTTTATTGTTAGTCATAAAAAAAATAATTTAGCCAAAAGCTTAGAGCGCTCTAAAACTAGAAATTATCAAAATAAATTAGTTCCTGAGCTGTCTAGCTTATTAAAAACAGACGGCCCCTTTGAAAAAGTAGTTGGCAAGAAAGGTTCTTGGGCAAATTCATTTTCTCAAAATGAGTTTGATAAATTAAAAAATCTATCTCATAAAAACCAAGCCATTATCAATAGCATTAAAGAAGAAGGCGTAGTTTTTAGTCCTGTTAAATTTATTAATGAATGCGAAGTCGAATCTATTGATATAACTGTAGATAATGAAGAATGTTATATTGGAAATGGCATTGTTCATCATAACTCACGCGGGCAATCAAAGTCGTTTACAACAGGTTTGTTCGCCGCTCTAGACGCTGTTCTGCATCAAGGAGTGCATATTGGCATCATATCTAAATCGTTCCGTCAGAGTCGAATGATCTTCAGCAAGATTGAAGACATTATGAAAACTCCTAAAGCTTCCATGTTTGCAGAAGCAGTAACAAGAGTTTCGAAAACAAATGATCAGTGGGTCATGGAAATTGGCAGAAGTAAAATCACTGCTCTTCCTCTTGGAGATGGCGAAAAACTTCGCGGCTTTCGCTTCCAACGAATGATTATTGATGAGTTTTTGCTCATGCCAGAAAGAATCTATAATGAAGTTATTGTGCCGTTCCTTTCTGTCGTGGAAAATCCCACAGAGCGCCAAGAAATTTATAACTTGGAAACTCAAATGATTGAAGCGGACAAAATGACAGAAGATGAGAGAACCCAATGGCCAAACAATAAAATTATTGGTCTTTCTTCTGCTTCTTATAAATTCGAATATTTATATAAATTATATCAGCAATACGAACATCTTATTCTCAATCCTGAGAAAAGCGATGTGGCTCATCGAGTCATTATGCACTTGAGTTACGACTGCGCTCCAACACAGTTGTATGATCAGTCTTTGATTCAACAAGCAAAATCTACCTTGAGTCAGTCTCAGTTTGATCGAGAGTTTGGTTCAATTTTTACTGATGATTCCAGCGGTTATTTCAAAGTTAGTAAAATGGCAGCTTGCACAATTGAAGATGGCCAAGGTCAGTGCGTGGAAGTTGCTGGAGAACCAAACGATGAATATATTTTATCTTTTGACCCTTCTTGGTCAGAAAGCGAAAGCTCCGATGACTTTGGTATGCATGTTATCAAGCTAAACAAGGAAAAACGAATTGGAACTGTTGTGCATAGCTACGCTATCTCTGGAACAAGACTCAAAGATCATATTTTTTATTTT